CGTTTTGAATTCGTATTTTTTAAATATATGTGTCATACGCTTGTCAATTCATTCATTTGGCTATCTGACAATAATTCGTCAAAAACCATAAATTCTTTTATATGTCCATCAAACCAAGCGTCCCCCTCTGGCTTTCCAAATCTGATATTTTTTAAAGTATCATCTGCATATACTGCCGAACTCGGTGGTGTTGTTTCTTTAATCTTTTCTCCGTTTACATACAAAGTGTGCAACCCCTCTTGCCAACGAAATGCAACTTTAATAAACTTGGTTTCATCGCCCTCGAACTTACCAATAGTATCGTAAACAGTACTTTCTTTAACGTACTTGGCTCGTATCTGATTTCCACCTCCTGCATAATATCCTATTGATATATTTGCATTTGTTCCGTACAGATTTATTCTATTCAATACACCATTCAAATTTTCTTGATCCATAGCGTACTCGCCATACAATACACCTTTTTTGCTATTGATGTAACTCGCTACGTTTAATTTTTCAGTAGTCTCTGCGTTTCTTGTTACTATACTACCTAATGTCGGTATGTATGAAGTTGGACTTAAATTGTCTGCTTTCCCTATTCTTTCAACTTGCCCACCAAAGGCATAAATATAAGTTTGTCCGTCTAATGGTATATAATCATCATTGTCTGCTTCGGCTAATCTAACCGAGCAATTATATGTTCCACTTGCACCACTACCATAATATCTTGATATAGAACATCTATACCAACCATTCGGATATTCTTCAATGTGTGTAGCGTCTTGTGCACCTACATTATTTGTTCCTATCACACCATTTTCTAAATCGAAATAAGAATAGTACGTTCCACCTGTTGCAACCATTCGTAACTTGCACCAATTTGTACTGCCTTTTCTGACAAACTTGCTAAATGTATAATAAGCACTTGGACTTGGTGTGAATGATTTGTAAAGCGTAGCATATCCACCTCCACCAGAATTGACTACTTGTAATTTTATCGCTTTATTATTCCCAAACAAATCCTTTACATCAGTCGTTTGCGTTGCCGTTACGAAATTCTTTTGCCATTGATAGCCATAATTTTCCGACCAATTAAAAAGGTTGGTGCGTTCTGGCTCTTGCAACAATGTAGGGCAACTGCTTTTTCTGTAATCTAAACGTGGTATATCTGATCCAGAAACAACCTCCATATATCCGTCATCTTTAACTCGCCACGCACTACCTGTTCTCGCAAAATCTAAATCTACACCTCCGTCTTTGGGACGTGGGCAAAATAATTTTCCTGTGTCATATCCACTAGGTATAAAAACAATACTTGCGTCTTTGTACAAACTCATTTTTTAGATTTTTTCTTATTAAGAAACCTCAATAACAATTCTACGTTTTTCTTTTTTGGTTTGCTTATTCTTTTTTTCATAATACCCAACCTGTGAAATCTGCAGTCGTATCTGGAAACATATCTTCTTGATCATTACTTGTGTATTCTGGGAACTTGCTCATATTGTTGCAAATGTAGTCCAGAAATCTACGTGTAAAAAACTGTGCAAAATTTCTATGTTTATCTATCAAATAATCTATCTCTGCTTTTTCTGGTATTTCTCCGTTTTCGCTAGTGGACTTAAATACTCCTTTATTCTGGATCTGGTAACTTGCAAACGGTATATAGTCTACCATTGCATAATGTATTAACATATCTTTTACATAGTCGTTTACCAAATTGTAATAATCTGGATTGTCTTCTTCCGTTAACGTACCTGCAATAATCATTGCCTGTATTGCTTCTAACAAAGACGTACCTAAATAGTTCTGAATATGGATCTCCTGTGCTATACGTATAAATTGTATAAACTTATCAGTGTCGACATTACCGTCAACTATCGTGTTTCTTACTAGATCTGTTCTACTTATCAATAACGCTGTTGCCATATCTTACTTCTTATTACTAGGTTTCCAGTTTGGGTGGTGTCCATTGTTTGGCATATCTGCAGGTGCAATTACGCTGTCTTTCGATCCTCTTGGACTTGCTACATACGTTTTCGGTATGCTATCTGTTTCCTCAAACTGACCTATATTGCCTGTGTCTTTGTAATACGATCCGTCTGTCTTTTTCTTTAATCTGTACAATACCTGTTCCCAGTAGTGTCCACAATTTACTCCACCTTTAAAACGAAATAAATCATACGGCTTACCTTTGTGTCCGAAACTTCTGTTTACACCGTCTCTACTTGCCTTATCAATGTCTTCTAATCGGTATACTAACCCTCTGCCACTTCTTGACATCATTGCCTTGCAAAACTTACGTGTATTATCACTGCTGTGTCTTTCTTGGTATCTATATCGTATCTTGTAAAACGATTTGTCCAAATAACTGAACCCACTAGGTTTTGCTGTAACGGCATTTGCCAACTTTTGTAGCGTTGTTTCCTTTGCTTTGATATATTGTGATGCCCATTCCTCGTTAGTGTCGTTAGAAACGCTGTATGGACGTGAGACAACTTCTTCCCATTCGTCTGTAATTATGTCTGGGTGCAATTCTGACAATATACCTAGATATTCGTCATCGCTTAATTCAATATCTCCTTTATCCTCTGCTGATAATTTAGCAAGTGTCTCTGTTACCTTTTCTTCTATCTTTTGACCTGTTTCTTCTTCTCGTGTTTCTGCATCTACTACGTTTTCTAGATCAACAAATTCTAGTGGCTGCAGTGTTTTAAAGTAAAGGTTTAAACTGATATTGTTATACGCTAGTATCTTATCAAACGCATCTATCAATAAATTCTGCAATGGTCTGATTACAACGTTATCCATTAACGTACTGGCTGTTTTTAGTTCATCGGCATTATTCCCTAAACCTGTCTGATCCTTAATACCAAGTAACATTGGACTTACCACTCTATGTGCCACCATTATCTTTTTCATACTCTCATCACTTAAAAACTGATATTGATTGTGAGCATCTGATAATTGCACTGGCTCTATACTTGCTGCCGTATCTGCGTTTTCGTTGAATGACAATATAAACTTACCTGCATTGCTAGATCCACTAAACTTGTCATAGATCCGTTTTTCAATGTTTGCACGTTCTTCTTCATTCGGCACACCGTTATTGAAATTAACTAGCATACTGGGTGCTAGACCATTCAATATATTGTTCAAGTGATAGTTGCTTATTTCTTCTTCTAATTCTGCATATTGCAAACCTCCTTGATAGTCTACTGGACTATAATAATAATGTCCTGCTACATAAGGGCGTACATACAGTATTTCTATTGCTTCCTTGCTAGTTCCAAATGCAGGTATACGCTTTAACGTTTCGTTCGATTTGATCTTACTCCAATCACTGCAATAATAGAACCCCTCTATTTCTCCCTTGTCATTGCACTTCTCCATTGCAAGTGTTTCTACTGGCATATGCTCGATCTGTGCTATTCTTGTTCTGTCTTTTGAATAAATAACCTGTATTGCACACTGTCCCATAAGTTTGAGATCGTACACTAACTTGCGTACACAATCTTTGTGAAACAATGTTACTGCCTGTGCGTATTCTTCTGGCTTTTTGTTGCTGTCTGTTGCATCTAGTCCTTTACCAAAAACCATTTGACTGATACCGTTGATCACTGCATTGTTAGTCGGACTACCTGTATACCTGTCTATTAAGTACGAAAAGTAGTTATTTTTGCTTCCGTATGTTACGTAATCTTTTCGCTTTTCTATTTTAATATCTGGCGAAGTGTACGATTTTAATTGTACTATTTTTATTTCACTCATTACTAGTAAATTATGTAGTCATTATTGCCCACTTGTGCTTCTTCGTAAACGTCTTTATTAACGCTGTATGTATCTCCTGCGTTTTGGTTTATTGTTTGATCGGTAAAAAAGATCCGACCTCTATATAACAGATTGTTTGTTTCGGCAAGTGTAGTACCCTCGTATAATTCGAAATGTACAAACTGTCCCTCTTTTACTTTTAAAACAGTTTTCGTGTCTTCTTCTAAAACAAAAGATACGTGGTTTTCTAAATACGTTAAGTCAAGATCAAAAACTGATCTATCTCTGTTTGTTGAAACGTTTTTATACAGAACAAAGGCATTGCTTACTTCCTTTCTAGGTATAACTTTGATCGTACTATTTCCTGTTGTACTTAATATCTCCATACTTATATAACAAGAAAAAAATTACAACTGGTGCAAGGGTAAAAAAAAAGGGACGATATACGTCCCCTTTCTGCTTCTAAATGATCCTATTACGGATTGATCTGTGTCGCTGAAACTGTTACACCTGTTGATGCTAGTGATTGCGATAAGAAGTTTGCAGGTTTTTTCTCCATACCTTGAAGTGTCAAAGTATAACCAGACAAATCTCCCATTGCTGCACCTGTTACGATTGTTCCACCGTTTACGTCCATACCAAATTCCAGACCTGCTGAGAAAATGTTTCCGTTATTGTCTTCTACAAATACGTGTGGACGAGCAACTGCCAACAAAGCAATTTCATCGTGTGTTGCACTATCTAATTTCTTAAATTGTAGTGTCAAGTTTTGATCATAAAATGTCGTACCGTTTTCTCTGCTAGATGTGATTGTTTGCTCGAACGAAGATGTACCCTTTAAATCATACTGATAAGCCGTGATAGACGTATCTGCTGCCGTGATAGCATCAATAGCATCTGTTGATCCTACGTAAGACACACCGTCAATAGTAAAGTCTTCAAAGTCTACAAAGTAAACCTTTGTCAAACCACCTACACTATCCTTGCACGGTTCTGTTCTTCCTGTTGTTAAATTACAAGCCATATTATTTTTCTTTTTACTAAAAAAGGGTAGGCAAGACTATTCCAACCTACCCCTTTCGGTTATTAACTAAATCTAATTACGAATACAATACGATGTCGCTACCAATACCGTGCTGTACACCTGCTGTAAAACGCATTACTACTCGGACTTGTTGTGATCCGTCAATTTCTGCCATATCTAGAACACGTACTTCGTTGTGATCTGAAAGTAGACCAGTACCAAAGTACAAGTTTGATTTCTGTGCAGCAATGATTGTATTGTCTCTAAGACCATTTGCAACTGCAAGTTTAACACCGTCAAATGCAAGGTCGTTACCCATTCCATACCATAGTGTACCTTTGTTGTCTACACCATTAGCACCTGCAGTACCGAACCCACCTAACGCACGTACATAAGCACGAGCAACGTTTTGAGGAACATACAAGAATAAATCGTCTTTACCATATACTGCACTAGGAATTGCATCTACAACTTTTCCTAATTCTGTAATTACGTTTCCTGCGTTTACAGTAGTACCTACTACGTCATTAACGTCTCCGTCTGCTGTTAGTTTTGCAGTGAAACCCTCGAAAGTGTTTGCTGTACCTGCACCGTCCCAGATGTTGTTTTCAACGAATTGAGCAACTTGCTGTGATGCGTGAGCAATTAAGAAGTCGCTGAATTTAGGTGGCAAGTTATCAAATGCAGAGAAACCCATTTGTACTGCTTCCCAGTCTGACTGAAACTGATCCTTACACAAGATCATATTCTGCTGAAATTCGCTAGGTTCAAGGATTTTTTCTGCTAGTGAAATATCTGCTGTATCTGTGAAATCACAAGACGCATCTACAATGCTAGATGTATCTGTTGCGAAAGTCTTTAATACAGATTTGTACTTTACGTTTGGCTTTACTGTGATAAGATCATTAGCCAAAGTATTACCAGACAAAAGTGCTGCCGAAATATACTCTCCTGCAAACTCTCCTGCATAGGTAGTCGTGATTGTTGGTTGTGGTTGTGCCATTTCTCTTTTTAATTTTCGATGTTACTAATTTTTTCCATTATTCTATCCATTACAGACAACTGCGTTCTTTTCTTTCCGATCTTTTTAAGACTTACAGTTTTTTCTGCTTCTGGATTGTGTTTCAAAGGTTCTGTTGCAGGTTTTGAAAGTTCTGCTTTCAATTCTTCTTTTTCTTCTTCTTCTGCTTCTACTTCCTCTTTAACTTCTTCCTTTGCTTCTTCGAGTTTCGCTTTCACTTCCTCGATCATTTCTTTGAGTTCTTCTTTCGCTTCTTCAAGTTCTTCTTTTGAAACGTAACCCATTGTAGTTTCTTCAACTACTTCTTCTTTTACTTCTTCAAGATTTTCTTTCATATCTTCTTTGATTTTTTCCTCTGCACTTTCTACTTCTCCGATGCTACCAATTACTCCCTCGTCTGCTACGATCAGTGTTGATCCGTTTTCAAGTTCATAATCTCCGATAGGTAGTGGCACACGTTCATCATCTGTTACAATAAAAACTGGACTTTCTGCTGCAAATTCTTCTGCTTCTAGAATAGTTCCGTTTTCAAGTTTCATTTGAGCAAACTCGTACCTTTTCAAAAATGCTTCGAAACGTTTTAAAATATCGGTTGCTTTCATATACATATAACTATTAAAAATTACTAACTGGGCGTTTAAGAAGTTCTACTGATATTCCCTATGCCTTGATTGATTAAATATCCATTGCAACAATCTATCCTATACGTGTCCTCGTCTTTACATAAACAAGCACGATTGCTTCTCACTGGACTTGTATTGCTTGGCGTTATAAATTCTGTTTGTTTCATTACTTTCGTTTTATCGGTACGCAATTCGGCACTTCTTTACCGTCTTTCATTTTTGTGCCTATCTGCTCGTAACCGTCCCAACAAGGTTCTTTTAATATCTCCATTGCTGACATATCTAGTTCATTGAGTTTTTTATTCGCCCAACGAAGACCTGCTTTACCTCCCCACGCATCGTACATTAAAGATCCACAGCCGTCATCATATGAATTTGCGTCTTTGTAGTTTCCTCTATGTCTATTAAGAAAACCTGCCATTCTTTTGATTGTCTCTACACTTATTGGCTGACCTTTTGCTAATTGATTTGCTCTACGCTTACCTACTGGAGTTCCACAAGATCCCCAACCGTTTTTATCTGCCCATTCTAACGCCCTTTTTGCGTTGTTCTTTACTCCACTAGGGTAGTCGCTGTAACTTTCTAGGCATACTTTACCTGTTTCTTGGAACGTTAGCAACATTTCGTGTAATTGATCCAGTACGTTTTGTGCCTGTTCGTCTTTTGACAATTCTTCTGGTAACGCTTCTTTTGGACGTTCTGCCTTATCAGCAAAATAACCCTCTATACTGAAACCTTTTACTTTACCTGTCTTCACATATTCATTCCAGATGTCTTCATTGTCTACTTTTACAGTACCTGCCCACGTACCTTTTGGCAAGTTCATACCGTATAATTTAGACTTATCCATTTCTGGATCATCTACGATCCAACTTTCTACAAGCGTCAAACCAGTGATTTTGTCCTCGTGTTCTAGTGTTGAGTTTGCTTGATACCCATTTTTTAAGAACATTTGAGACGCTTTTAAGACCGTATCTCTGCTGAAATATATATAGTATTCCTCGCCCTCGCTATCTTGTCTGTAAATTGGTCTATTTGGTACTAGCAATGCACCTACTAAAATCTTCTTTTCTTTGTCTACTTCTGCAAACTTATACTCCTTTACCTCTTGGTTTTTAAGTGCAACAAAGTCTTCCTCTATTGCAGGTTCTTCCACAATACTAATTGCTTCTACTCCTGCACTTAATTCGTCTTCTGAAAGGATCAATTCTACTATCTTCATATCTATATAACAATTAAATTTTTTAAACTGGTCTATCCTAGTCCTGCTTCTTCTACTATGTTTCTATCTAAACTTTGTGCAGACGTTACATCGCTTGACGTTACATATGCTTTTATTGGTTTTTGTTCCTTACCTGCTATTGTCTCTGCTAGTTGACTTGTCTGACTTGCACCTACTACGTTAAATCTAGGTGCTGCTGAACCAGTCGAAGTTGGTGCTGATATACTACCTACACCTGCACCTCCACCTGCTGCTGCTGTCGCTTGTTTAGTTTTGGACATTGCTTTTTTGATACTCGATACAATACCTACTGCCTGTGCAGCAAACATCGCTATCGGTATTAAGTTAAACGGAGGTGGTGCTGATGACGCTGCCTTACCTGCACCTTTCGCTAGATCCGTTCCACTTTCTGCTGCGTTCATTGTCGCTTTACCTAATGTAGACTTGGCGTTCATAATTAACTCCTTTAATGCTAATGCCTGTTTTGCTACAAACAATGCTTTGCCTACTTTGCTTTCTGCACCTGCTGCGTTGATCGCTGCATCTAAACCTTGTTGCACCATTGCTTTTTTAGTCTCTGCTTCTAATTTATCTAACTCAACCCTTTGATGCGTGTATTCTTGTTGCTTTGCTGCTAATTCTGCTTCTGCATCTATACGTGCCTGTGTACCTGCTTTTGTGTTGTCTATATTAAATTGCAACCTTTCTAATTCTAACTCCTTTTCTAATTCAAATGCTGCCTGTTTAGCATATACTTTTGACAATTCGTTCGTCTCTTGTTCTGCTGCAAAATTCGCTTCTGCTATTGCTAATTCATTAAGACTTTGTGCCTTGCTTTTATCTAGATCTAACAACTCTTGTTTTAGACCAACTTCGTTTGTTAACTGTTCAGACTTGAACCCTGCCACCTTTGCATCAATAGCCAACATTTCTGTTTGCAGATCATACAACTGTGTGGTAAGTTCGTGGCTTTTACCCTCTAATTCTTGCTGTTCTAATAAAGCATTGATCCTATTTTGGATTGCTTCTTTTTCTTCATCTGACTGACGTTGCAATACTTTGCCTAATTCTTCATTCGCTTTTATTCTGTCTTCTATACTTAAACTAACATCATCACGTATCTGCCTTTGCGTTTCTGCTTCGAGATCGTATTGCTCAATTAGTCTTCTGGACTGTGCTTCCATTAAAGCATAGTTTTTCTTGTTCTGCACTACACGTTCAGCATTACTAGCGATAGTCTCCATATCTATGTCTTGTATTGCATTTGCTGTTTCTTCTGCAACTGCTTGTGCTAGTGTACCTACTTCTGTAACTGCTTCAACAAAATTGTCTCCTATTTGCTTACCTGCTGTTTTAATACGTTCTCCAGTTTCTGCTAATTTTTCCTGCGTTGCATCTATGTCTGCCTGTAACTGTTTTATCTTTTCTGGATCTTTACCTCCAAGAAAACTATCTTCCCAAGCCAACCGTGCTTTTTGCACACCGAGTACTATCCCCTGTATTGCACCTACTATAACATTTATTGCTATTGTCAATGCACCACCTAATACTTTTTTTAACGCATCAAAACCTCCTGTTGCTTCGCTTACACTATTGTATACTGAAATCAATCTGTCGCTGACTTCTTTGAATACCATACCAATAGCCGTGAATGCTGTTTCTACTAGATCTGCAACTGTTTGGTTTTTCATCATTGCTTCGCCTAGTTTGTTTACCAGTGCTAATACAATACCTATACCTGCTGCTTTCATCGCAAGACCAACACCCTTAAAACCTTTTGCAAGTCCTTTAACTGCTTTTGTCGTTTTTGAGTTTTGTTTTTCTAGATCTTTGACCTGCTGTTCTAAACCCTCTACTTGCTTTTTCTGTGCTTCCTTTAATTCTTCTACGCTATCAGTTAGTGCTTCAACGCTTTTTGTTGCCTTGTCTAACTTTGCTTCTATTTCGAACGTGAACTTTTCCATTGCTTATTCATCATTTTAATCGCCTGTAACAACTCTTTTCTATTTTCTGGTAGTTTGTATTTGCCTTGTGCAATATCTACCCTGTGGGTGCTTTGTTTGTAATTTATACCTAACAATGCTATAATACTTTCTAACATACTAAACTTCGTTTAATAATTCCATTCTGCTTTCTCCTGTTTCTAAATTAGTCGTTATGCTGTTGATCAAATATCTTCTTCCGTTAATATCAAATCTGTCTGCTAACGTGAAATTTAGCAATATCTTTAAAGGCAAATATGCAGTAACCTTTGTCATTCGTCTTTTCGTATTAAATACGTTTTCAATATACGTTTTATAATACGTCTTGTACAAAGTTTCGTCAAATGCTGTACCTCCTGTAAATTCATTATTTTCGTGATAAAAATGTATGTTTGCTTTTGACGTTGCAGGATTGAACGATACACTATTTGACGGCATATTGATGCGACCACCAACATCTTGATTTTGTTTCATTGTTCCGTCTGAATTGAAATCAACAATAATAGATATTTGTTCGTTTGTCGTTCCGTCTTGTATCTGTCTATAAACTGGATAAAACAAAAGTGGATCTCCCAAATATGCTTCTTGATTATCATCTACACTCCAACCCCATTGAACAGTAGTTAAACTTTCATCATCAAGGTCGTAAAGTCTTTCATATTTCATATGTCCGAATGGTGCTTCAACGTTATATATCTGTCCGTCTACATACTTGTCTCCAACTTTCTGTGTATAGTTTTCTTCTCCCCATTCTTTGCCAAATTGCATTTCGTGAAACGCTGCCAAAAATGTATCTGTATCTTTGTACTTTAAATTGATCCGTCTATATGGCAACGCTGCGTCTACTTGGCTTTTTGTTACATCTACATATTCGCTTATATCGTATGCGTCTGTTGTCGATCTTTGGTTAGCATAAAAATTATCTAACGTATCTACGTATACTGTGCCGTCATCTAAAACGTATGCAGTCAAGTTAAACATCTTAAACAAACCAGTTAAAAAATCAATAGTTTTTTGCTCTGGTATCTGTTGAGGTACGCTAAATTCTTTTACATCTTGCAAAGTCAATGGACTGAATTCTGGTTCTTCTGTGATAGGTGGATCGAGTGGTGCATTTGCAGTGATGCGTACTTCCGAGAGTGATAGCGTTGTCGTTGTTCTGTGTCTAATTACTATATTGTACTCTGCAGTACTATCAGATAAAGTAACAAAACCTGTTGCACTGGTCAATGTTACAGTTTGATAGAAAAGTATTCCGTTTTTATATACAACTATTTGAATTGGATCTGCGTTGTTTCTACCCCAGTAGTATCTTATTGAAGAATAATAAAAATCGTCAGGATAAAAACCAAACGTTCCTGCATCATCATTATAAGTATAAAATAATTGTCCGTCACCTGGTGGGTGTATTGCTGTATCTACCCATTGTACTTGTTCTGGATTGGCTACAACTCCCTTTTTTCTATGCAGCCACATAAACAAATTGTAATATCTTTCGTTTGTGTCATTAAAGAAATCAGTGCTAAATGTAATTCCGTATTTCTGTTCGATTGCTTCAACTATTTTGTGTACCCTTAATGCCATTTTAAGATCAGTCCACTTTACTCCGTGTTTGTTACCACTATTGTAGTACAAATTTCCAGTCTCGTGAGTGTTATCTCCACTATCGTAATACAATCTTTGCGTATGCGTAATCAATGGTATAATTACATCTGCGTTGTCTGGGTTTTGTTTTAATAAATCTATAACGTTTCCTGCACTATATTCTTCATTGTAATTAGACAAAGGCAATACTCCTAATTTGTCTTCTCCTATTAAATCTTTGATGCTTACCGTATTTCCAAAGAACGTGATCCTGTATGCGTATGGTCTTCTGTTTCTTAAATCTACTCCCTCTAATTTTACCTTTCCATTTTTAAACGGCAACTGGTTTAATTCTAATGTAGCATCTATCTTGATCCTTGCATCGAAACCACCGTCTATATCGAAATTATAGTAGTGCTTAAAGACCTTATTATTTTTTTTTGATGCTGGGATAGTGAACGTTCTTGTAAACTCTGTAAACACTTTTGCAATGTCTCTTACGTTTTGGATCGACTGCGTGATTGTTACGCTTTCGTCCTTAAACATATCAACTCTTTGTCCCTCTATATATAACTGAATACTTTGCACTATCGGATATTGTTTATTATGTCAAATGCTCTTTCAAATTCTATTGTATAATCTGCTAACTTTTCGTTATTGCTTGTCTTATACGTAACGTCTTTTGTCTTAATCTGCAATGGTATCGTTTGTCCATTATCTAAATACCAGATCTGTTCGCTTAACATTAACTCTTTGATCACATTGTTATAATCGTCATTTACAAAACCTGTATTCATTACTATGCTGTCTTTACCGTTCACTAGGAATGACTGTTGCTGATGCTGATACGTTTTGTACGATAGATCTGCTTGACTAAATATACTTGCTTTATATTGTTCTCCTTTTACGCTTGAACTTTCTACTGATTTCTTGAAAAACCAAATGTCTTGAAATGCACCAAACTTGTTTACAAATGTAACTCTGTGTGGCGTATACCTACATTCGTCTAAATAATATACATTAACCGTTGTGCTGCTTGATGCTGTGTTTACTACAACTTGCGTAACGCAACTTTCTAATGCTTCCATAAACGAAGTTAAACAAGTACTACCTACAAATGTACCTCCTGCTGTTTCTACCCTGTCTTGATAGTCCTCTGCGTTTTCTAATTGAGCATAAACTATCATATCATCTGTATTAGTTACTGCTGCTGTTGCTTCGGTATGCACTAATTCATTACCACAATAGAAATCTACTGTTGTATTTTTTTCTGAAAACACTGGCACGTGTAAATCGTAATTACTTTGTACGTACAACGTGTGATTAGTCATCATTAAACCAACTTCATCTGTCAACGTGTAGTTTGCACCTTGTTCAAAATAACCATAGCCGTCTATACCTATATAGTCAACAGGCGTTGGGTTGATTACTCCTGCTTCGGTTGTCTTATATTCAAATACTGGACGCACCCATACTGCATAACTATTGTAGTCTCCATTGAATTCAATTTCTAAATAGTCTCTTATCAATTCGCTGATTTCAAATACTACAAAATTGTTTGTCCCTATTGGGTTCTTTGTTAGCGTGTATCTTAATTCTGCACTTGTCGGTGTGCTTTGAAATGCACCTACGTATATATACAACTCCATTTGAGCATACTCCAATGTATTGCTTGGGTTCGTTGGCTCTATCTTTATATAATACGGACTTCTTACGTTAATTAGTGTACTCATTGTTCAAATACTGTTTTCAATTCTACTTTTGCATCTTCACGAAATGCTGTGATCAATTTCACTGGCAAATCTTTTCGCATCTTTTCAAATGGCTTGGTCATAAACAACGTTGGCTTGATACCATTTTGGTATATACCCATTGCTATTGCAAACAACACTGACTTTCTAGGTAGAAACTTTCCCTTATCGTCTCTAGGTGCTATTTTACGTTTCACTACCCACTTGTCTAGTTTACTAGGTGGTGGCATCTTATCTTTGTAACTGTAAGGCGTTGTATACGCTGACTTTCTACCATTTACACCCTTGTCTATAAACTCTCCATAATAATTCATTTCTACACCTGCTTCAATACCGTTTTCTGTGAACGCTACTGTTTTCGGTTTAATACTTTTCGATAAACTACCAGATGCATTGATACCCTCGTCTGCTAAATTCTTTTTTGCTGACGCTATTATCAGATCAACATACTGTCGCAATGCTTCTTCTGTGTTTAATAGATCCATTACTCTGTGCAAATGTTTATATCGTTTTGTACAAATGCAGTGAACGTGTACGCCCAACCTGCCAACTTATTTTCAAACCTGTCTGTGAATGGCTCACAAGATCCTTGACCTGTTAATTCGAATAGATCATTTCGCAACGTGGCTCTGGACAAAGACTGGTTTAACAAATTAACTACTGCCAACTGTTCGTTCAATACGTCCTGCTCGTTGTCTATACCATAAAATGTATTATCTACTTCTGCGTTTGGTGGATCTGTATATTCAAGTTTGTTTACGTGTACTACGTCCATTGCTAATACTGTCATATTAAACGACATCGTACCAGATGCTAACTGTACGTTATTGACCATTACGTGTGCTAGTGGGAATATAGTTTGTTTGTTTAGATCAATCTCTCTTATATCGCCAAATGTAACTGTATTCACTTCGTCTAGACCTAACAAGAAATTCTTGATCCGTTCTGTCGCTTGATAAAATGCTTTACTTCCGTTTGTGAGTGCCATTACTTAAATTTACTTTTTATCTGTTTGCTTTCTACTTCTGCCTTTTCTTTTTCGAAACATAATGCTAACATACACGTATGCACATTCATTCCTGTGATATGCTCAAACCGTCTAACATCTCCTTGAGAGAGTGCGTAAACTGATTGATACCAACCCCACTTTCTACCAAACCCTGCTGCAAGTCCTGTCGGCTGTTCTGATCCTCCGTCATATAGTTCGCTGTAAGTTTCGATAAGTCGATCCCTAAATTGTAAAAAAAAACTATACTACTAAATACTGCGTCTAGTGGCGTGAGCATCATTGCTTCGTGGAAGTTGTCTCCCCTGTATTCCTGTATACTGTAAAACTGACCTACCTGTTTCTTTATCGGTCTATACAATACTGCCATTGCTTGATGCATCTTGTCCCAGTCTCCTAATGACTTGTCTAGATCAATGAATTCTCCAAACGTCATATCATCTAATTTTGGAATGAAGCCAAACTTCGTATCTCCAATTTCAAATTGCATAACTAGATCTGGATTGCTGTTTAGCAAACCTATCAAATGATCTATTGCTTTGTTCACATCTGACATTTTTAACTGCATACCTGTTTTGTACGGTATATTGCAAAAGATCTCTAACATCTTCAATGCTAAAAACCTGTCTTTGTGTTCTCCCTCTGTGTTGCTTTCTGCCAACTTTAAATAACGTCTGTATTGATCTAACGTTATCTCTGATAGTTTAGTGGGTATGTCTATTTCTATTCGCATCTTAAAACGGCTTATATACTATATAACAAATTTTTAATGACAATTATTAGATCCAAAAAAAAAGGGCAACCATTTGGCTACCCCCTTTCCTCACAAATTAGAAACAAATCTAACCTTTCTTTCTACCCCTCTTACCTTTCCAGTCATCTGCCAATTCCTTTTTGAAATCGACAAACCTTTTGAGTTCGTATTCTTCATCTTCCTTAATTGCCTGTTTCGCCATACGGTATAATGACGGTATGTCTTCTAGCAACTGTCGTGCATCGTATTCAATATACGTATTGTCTTCTGGTTCGTAACCGATACTTTCAATATGCACTACACCTCTTGTGCTGTGCAGCGTTACTGTTCTTAAAATAAATGTTTCTTTCATCTTCTTTTTTATGTGTGTCAACTTTGTCAAGTTTTATCCTTACGAAAAGTACTTGTCTACTATTTTCTTCCACCATACTGTTTGCTGTTTGTATAGCCATTCGCTAGGTGTATATGCTTTGATCTTTCCTCTACTATCTATTGTTACGTGTACTCCAGACGGTAGTTGTTTATATTGTACAATTCTATTTCGCATCTTGCTGTATATTTTCTATGTTATCTTTTACATTGTCTTGGATCGCTTTTAAGCGTGTCAACTCCTGCAGTATGGTATCTGTGTTACCTTTTATACCGAAGTACCATTTAACGTCCTTTAAACGCCAATTACGGTGTGGTTTCAAACCTGCTTTGAATAATTTAACGTCTCGTATGCTTATTAGCAAGTTATACGTGGCTACTGACATAAAACCGTCATTGAACCTTACTGTCTTTTTAAGATCTGTTTCGTACTGTGTCATCTGATATTGTTTATGAATGAAATTAACTCCTGTTCTTTGTTTACTAGGTACTTGTGCATTTCGCTGCCCTCTATACCTTTGTGTTTGCAATACGCTAGATTGTAGCGTGTGTCTTTTAACTTGTCTTTTAGATCGTCTAACTGTGTTCTCATATTAGTATATTCTAAATACGTGGTATAGATCTCCGTCTATTGTTACTTCGTGTTCTTCTCCGTCATAGGTAGCAAACGTATGTCCGTAACCGTCTTGGTGGCAATTTTCTGCTGTTTTTTCCCAGTCAATAGCAATCCACCATTCCATTTTACCTGTGTAGCAGTCTTCTGTAATTTCTTTAATTTCCTCTACATATATGTCCCAGATTTCGTCTTCGTGAATAAACCTATATTCTTCTCCGTCAATATCTGCCGTGAAGTCTTCTTCGCCTGTTTTGATTTCGTGTTCAATAGATCGAACCTCATCTTTGCTGATGTCTAAATTTAGATCGTTAGCAATAAATTCTAAAATGTCTCGTGTCATAGTTTTACTTATTTCTGTTTTTGTAAGGAACGCGATTGTGATAGTCGGCAAGTACTGCTATGCGTTCTTCTAGCGTACTACCGTGTATTGATCCACATAACGGTATACATTCGTGGGTAACTGTTGCACCAACAGGTAACGTGGTTTTGTTTGTTTGTACTGGTTCAGCAAGTGTTTCAGTGATCCGACCAGAGTACGACATAATTTTACGATCTGGTTTTTGTATACGGACGTGTCCACAGTATTTGCCATTAACCCAGTAGTCAACGTGATAACCGAATATGTTAAAAATGTGATCCTGCATTATATGTTTAAATCAGATTTGATTTGACCAAAGATGTGGTTCAAAGTTTTGTTAAATTCTGCATTGAATTTTGCGTTAGCAATTTTGTTTTCTTGACGAACAACAGAATTTTGTTTTTTGATTAAGTCGTTGAGTGTACGTATTACAGAATTACGATCATCGGCAATAACGCCAACAGTATATTTTTTACCGTCATAATTGATTGTGTCCCCCAACTCCCTACGGAATTTAGAAGGAAAGTAACGTACTGATTGTAAACGTGTTTTGTCATCGTTTAAAGTAACTAAACCTGTGTGATAAACTTGCATAATTTGTGAATTATTTTGTTAATAATGATGTAAAACTATGCAGGTATTTTGTATTGACAAAACAAAAACACATATTTTTTAACCTGTAAGAAGTAAATTTTCGCTAATTCAACTAGACGTTTCCTTATCTAATACAAAGTAATCACATTCTACTCCGTCATTTGGAGACTTCATAAAGTACGATTGTCTGCTTGACGGTATTGCAGTGTATCTATAACATATATTCTTCATAGGGCAACCTGTACCCTCACACATTGTAATATCTGGCATAATCTTTTAATTTATCTGATTGCATACTTTCCATAATTCGGACGGCTTAACTTGTTTAATATACTATAACGCAGGGCATCTAGACTGTGATTGTTTTTGTCCTCTGGCTTGTTTGTGAGGTTTCCAGACTTGTCTTCTATAAACTTGTAGTTACGCATCTCCTTAATTACGTTCGTACTATCTTCTGTAACGTGCAGCGTATATCTTCGCAACATATCAATACCTAAATTGATTTCTCCTTTATACGTGCTTTTCGTATTCCAACCTAATCTATGCAATTCCTCAATACTTTTTGGTTCTGCACTATCACACCAGATTTCATCTCGTCTATCTAGACCTAGCGATTTCAATTCATCTGCAATATCCTTGTTTGTCATACCTCGTCTAAATATCAATTCCCTAATGTACATATTCGTACCGTCTGCCCACGTTTCTACTAATGCTGTTGGATCATTCGTGAAACCAAAGTCCATACCTCTGCCGATCAACTTTGCTGTTGCAGGTACTTTCGGACACGTCTGAAACTTGAATACCAAACTTCTGTTTTGTCCTCTTTCTCCTAGACCGTATACCCTCCAGTACTGTTCGTCTGTTTCTTTAAGGCGTTCTATCTCGTCTATGATCACTTTACTTAAAAACGGATTGTCTTTATACGTTGTCTTGTGAAATGCACAGTCCTCTCTCGTGAGTACTTTATCGTAGATCCAGTGAAATTCATCTGACGGATTGTAGTCAATTACTACTTTCTCGCTTGTTCTGAATATCAACTGTTGCCAATCTTCGTAATTCAATTCATTGCATTCGTTCACATATAGCAAGTCTCGTTTTCTACCTCGTATTTTGGTAGGTTGATCCAAACTTATAAATTCTACCGTATTACTATTGATCTTATACGTGCTTTCTGATTTGCTATGAAAGTCCTCGTGATACAATTCGTGATCCTGCAAGATCTGAAAAAAGTCTCGCATTACTGTACCTCTAACTGCAGGGAATGATTTTCTAACTATCGTAACCATTTTGTTTTTTTCACGTTGACAATACGCAAAAATGATCCACAACAGTATGTTATATGTCTTACCAGATCTCGTACCTCCTTGCTGTACGTGTATCTTCTGATCACATTTCTGTAATTTCTTAAATACCTTATTCGTCAGTATCGTCCTCAATCGTATCTATTATTTTTACCTCAAACAGTTTTTCTCCGTCTGCACCTGTTATTTCGTTTCGTTCTACATATCCTCTATGCTTACCTTTGGTCTTTAAGTAAAAAATGATTGCCGTTATATTGCCGTCATTGATCGCTGCTAATAATTTGCTTTCTACATTGTCTAATACTGCTTCCTTGCTATCTTCTATTTCTATTTTTAGATCCTCGTCATTCTTCAACCAATTATAGTACGTTTGCCTACTGATACCCAGTGCGTTACAAGTGGCTGATATATTACAACCTTTCTTTCTGAACACATCAATAATATCTTTCTGCTTTATATTCTTCATTCTTCTAGTTTTATTTCTAGCAACTTGCTAAATGCTATACTGCTACTTTTGATTTCAAATTCTTTTTTGATCCTACTCATTTGCTCAATAAAGTAACTTTCGTTGTCTCCGTCTGCTACTATTACCATATCTGCTGTATTGACTTCCTGTTTAGTGATTTGCAACAGATCCTGCAATGCTTCAATATCCTTGCTGTACAAAATTAAACTTACACGATAGTGTTCCTGCACTGGTACTATTGATCCAGTGAACAGATCCTCTATTTCCATATCGTCTACACTAATACTAGCAAACTCTTTAAATTCTATACTACTGATTTCTTCGAATAGTCTTTTAAGTATACCCTTGTCATCGTTTCCTGTTACACTATTGTGGCTTAACTGCAATGCAATGATTTCGTCATTACTTAAATTTTCTTGCTCGGTGTACATAATGTTTAGTTTCGTATACCCTAATTCAATACACGCTTTATACCTGTGGTTTCCACTAATGATCACGTACTTGCCCTCTGGAGTTAAATAACAACTGATCATACTACTCAATCCAGATTTTTTGATATTCGCTTTTAGTCTGGCAAACATTGTTCTGCTCATACTATTTGCGTTTACTTCGGTATGCTGTATTTCTTCTACACCTACCTGCTTTACTTTCCACTTATCTATCATTTCGTTCGTTTTATATATTCCTTAATTGCGTCTTTGATCGTACCCATTGATCCAAATTCAAATTCATACTTTAAACTTCTGGGACTATCGTTCTTTACTTTTTTAAATGCACCTCTGTATTTCATTGATACTGGCATAGTCGTATATACCAACGTATACCCTTTATTCATTGCCTGTACTCCTTTACGTTCTACAAGTTTTTTCATCTCCTTTGTTTTAATGCAAAACAGTATAAACTTACTCATAAGTCGTATATTGTTGTTCGTGCAGAAATCTGACAACACGAATAGATCGTATTCGCTTTTCATATTTTTACCCCAGTCAAAACCTACTGCACCTAATACCATATCATCACACATAATAACATACGAGAAAACAGGAGACCTAAATTTGCTTACTTTCTTTACACACTTTTGCTGTATTACAGAAAACATATTAACTGGTATCTCTTGTATCGTTATATTGCTATCTGGCGTTATCTTAAATTCGTCTGGAGGTGTTTTATATGTAATTTGTTTAGGCGTTAAATCTGGTGTCCTTAAACCCTCGTATTTTGGCTTATTGCTGTATAACCTAATCGACATATCTTTGGCTACTGTCTCGTATGGCAAAAATTCATTCTTACTAACCGACAACAAATGACTACAAACGTTTAGATCGTGATGACTAACTAACTGCCTATCATAAGATCCGTTGTAATTGCTGTTCTTTTTTAACGCTGTTACTGTTGAATTGTTTTTACTATTGTACTCTTGCTGATATACTACGGTCTCTTTATTGTTTAGTGCGTCAATTATTGTGCCGTCTACATATTCTACCTCGCTAAACATTTTGATCATTTCTAATGCTGTCGGATTGATCTTTTCAATGCTGTCTTTAATTCTTGCACGATAACTTTGCCATTCTAGGTTCGCATAGTCATACTTCATATCGAACTTCTGCGTTTTACTGAATATAAAAAACAAACACAATTCACGTTCTGGTGTGCCGTCTTTGTAGCCATTCAATACTGCAAAGTGATTATCATACGTTAGATCTAATTCTCCTAACGCTAAACTCATAACAATTTTGTTATGCTCGTTATTGTTGTATATCTTGATCTTACGTTTGCTGTATAACGCTAATTCGCTGACGTAATTAAATGGATTGACTAGTGAGATCTTTCCCTCTGTGTGATGCAGAATTGCAGTTAGGATCTTACGTGTAGGTGCAAACCCTTTTGATATATTGCGTACTGCTACTTCGTAACTTTCTGCAAAGATCAATGGATCTGTACGTCTAGGCATATCGTACTTTATACCAAATGCTTCTATGAATTTTTCTTCGGTATCTATTTTCTTGTAGTCTTCTTCATCGTGGCTTAATGCGTATTCCAGAAAACTGTACATAAAATTGATAGTTTCTAACGTTTCTCTATATCGTCTCGTACCATTGAAAAACCTAAACTCCAACGTCTTTGTTTTGAAGTACGGCATAATGTTTATCACAAACCTAAAATGACCAACGTTACTAGAATTCGCAAATATGTTTTTAAGTGCTGATATACTTTTTGCACCTTTTACCCTGCCTACAAAATTATGCTTGATCTTCGGACACAAATGCTCAATGTCAAACCAGTCTGGGAAGTCAAACACTTTTAACATAAGCGTCTGCGTATAATAACCTAATACGAATAACTTTTTAAGATCCTCTAGTTCTAGATCTCCTATATACAAATGTCCGTCAAAACCTGTATTCCACATATTGACACCACCTGCACTATAACAAGCGTCTATTACTTGTTTTAACTCCCTGTAATCGCCTAACGTTCTTTTTAGAGGTCTAGTATTAAGTTCTCCACCGATATTGCCTGTGGGCGTACATTTTGTAGCGTTACTGTTTACTATTGATCTTTCGTTTGGAGACCAACCCCAACCTGCAGGAAGTTTTACCTTACTACGATCTACATCTCCAAATTCTAATTCTAGTCCAAACGTTCTATCTAATATATCCATTAAATGCTAGTTTCATAAGCGTGTAATAATCTGGTTCTAACCTCAACTTATTACCTACTTTAATTTTATGCTTTTTACTTATTACTGTGAAGTCTGTATTTACACATTCTGGCGTACAATTCGTAAAACCACCTAGATATTCAAAACCTGTATTGATGATCCAGTTGTCTTTATTCTCTTTGTGTATATCTACTAACACTTCGAAAGGGTTTTTACAGTTTGCATAATACTCGTTGTATATCGTGCTATATCCTGTTAAAAATGCTTCTCCTACACGTATTTCGTCTGCCTTGATATTTTCGTACCACAACATTAAACTACCACCCATACTTACTTTTTCCCAACCATACGATTTCAACTTGTCGTATATTTCGTTTACTTCTTGTGCTGTTGGCAACAATCCATTACAACAAGCAAAGTTTACTATTGCAGTCTTTTTCTTGTTATACGTTTTGGCTTCGTCTAGTGTAATACCCTCTCTATTGTCGAATGCATCAACTACTACACAATCTTCGCTGTCGTATATGTTTTCGTATTGATCCGATCCAGTGCTGTATACCTTTTCGTCTTTTAACGTTTCGCATAGGTCTTCAAACAATAATTGGCGTTTAATTAAAAACACCACATTACTGTCACGAGATTTGATTTCTTGCAGGTTATTCTTTAACTGCTCTTTTTTTAATGTTACCAACATACCTTGTTCTTACTCCATAATTTAATGCTCTATTCTCTCGTTTTAAAAAATTGAATTTACTGAACAATGCTATACTTCTTTCATTATCTGGGTGTATAAAAACCGTATAACTACCCTCTGGCAATTTTTCTAACATCTTTGATCCAACACCTGCTTCTGTCGAAACTATTGTGTCTATCGTGTTACCTGCACATACCAATATACAGCCAACTGGCTTTTTGTCTTCATACGCAATAATACTCAATCCGTCTTTGACTATCGTCTCGGTTATGTATTCATTGTTTTTGTAAAAAACGTTACTGTCTTCTACGTTGTCGATTAACTCCTGTACTTTGTGGAGGTTTTTGTGTGTTACTTTTTTTACTATCATAATAAATTTAATTGTACGCTTGGATCGGACGGCACGATGCGTCCGTGAAAACGTGTTAAATTACCTACTTTGTATTCTGGTATTTTGATTGACAAACTAGACTGCAACCAGTCTGCAACTAGATGCCTGTGGCACATATGCTTGGTACTGCAATGGCAACAGATAATTGGTTTTTGAGTTAACTTGTGCAAATCGTCATAAACCTGCTGTGGATCGAGTGCATACAACATAGCGTTATACTGTTCGACATACTGCTGTTCCGTGATACGATTGTTTCGAAAGTTTTGCAACAACTGGTATTTTGGCATAAGTGCTTGATACCTGTGTGCAACATACAACCACTTGGGTGTTGATACGCTGATACTAACAATGTTTTGCTGATCTGCGTGTGATTTGATCTTGGCATAGTAACCTGTGTGCAACATACTGTTTTGTTTATATTTTTGTTAAAAATAGGTATTTTTTAGGATTGAACCAAACATAATTCCTCAAATTTTTCTTCTACCTTTTCGTATATGTCCTGCACCTGTTCGCTATCTAGATATGTCAACTTGTGCTTGATCCAGTTAATCTTTACTTGATCCTGCTCGAAATTAGTACCTCCCATTACTTCTATTACCAAGTCGTTTAGCGTATTGTCATTGAATACATATATCTCCCAGTTTTTTAAAGCGTGTAGGATTGTAGCGTGGTTCATATTCTTACCTTGTGATCTGTATATATCTCGTATTGCACTGCAACCTAACCGAAAGTACTCGGACAATATATACGTGAATGCTGCTCTTGCTTCTACCACCTCTCTTTGTCTGGTATTTTTAAATATATCAACGTTTCTATGCTTGTTGATCCGTGCTGCTATTTCTCTATATGAACTTTTCATAAAATGTCTCTAATAATATAGTTGTCTAAATCTTCTGCTATCTCTGTTGTATTCCAGTCTTTATTGGCGAAGTATTCGTTATACCTTTCTATTGCAAATTCAACCTTTGCTTTACCTTGCAAGTAAAATTCCTCGCTTACGTCAAATATGGCTAAATCACAACTTCCCTTGTCTATTACTAGAAACTTGAAGTCATAGTATTGCTTATTGAACAATTCACAGTAGAGGTACGCTTGTACGTCATATCCATACTTTACTGCTGCATACTTAAAACCACCTATGTCGGTTGTAGTCTTAATGTCGCAAATATGACTGTCGCTTAATATATCTGCTTTCCCACGAAATGGCATACCCTGTACTAGATCTATTGCAGGAACTTCAAATTCACAACCAGTTAATAATTGCATTGCTGCTTCGTTACGTAACAACTGATCTGCTAGTTTTTCTGCCTGTTCTTTTTCTGTACGTGTATATACCGTACCGTATTTTTCTTTTGCTTCTTTATACGTCTTCGTGTTTTTACTAGCAACGTCTACAAATACAAATTCCTCGAACTTATGAGGTTCTAATACCAATGTATGCAAAAGTCTGCCGTCCCTAATTCCTTGCGTGTCTAGGTTTTCGCTGTACTTTGTTACATAATAGTATTTTTTTGGACTGCTTAATAGCAACTTCATCGCTGATGATGATAACGCTAATTTTGACAACTCCCCATAATAGAAATCGTCTTCGTACATATTGTCTAGCAAAAGATCCTTGTCATATTGCTTACCGTCTAATAATTTAATTTTCATAATTTTAATGTATATGCTTTACTGTATTTTAATTCACTAACTGACCATTCGTTTATATAATCTTTACCATATAACCACCATATTGCCTTATCATTATCAAGTTGATCCGACACTGGCTGTATAAACAAATAGTGTGTTATGTTCTTATCCTTATTGTGAGCATCGTAGTTTACTCTTAATTCTGTTTGGTATGCCCATATACCCTTAACGTCTATTTGCATCTTAGAAACGCTTATATCGTAATTGTGTATAGGTCTACCTCCCAACATTTGATCTGCTTTGTATTTTAAACCTTTACTCCAGAAAAAATACTGTGCTATCAATTCGCATTTACAACCTAGTTGATCCACCTGCAAGTTACCTCGCTTGTACTTTGGCTGTAATTCGTTCATATAGGCATTTGTTATATCTCGCAACCCACCCACATAAAGTGCCTGTTCGTTAATCAGTGGAGGGTATTGCATCGTACCTTGTTTCATAACATAGATGCTTCAAAGCAATTACCACTGCAGTGTTGAAATTCCTTTTCTACTGGTGTCCCACATTCTGGACATTCAAATTCTGGATCATTCCAACCCCTGTATTCGTGTTCTTGCCAAACTAACCAATCGTCATAATTCATATTTCGCTGTTTTTAACTGTTCTTGTAATTGTTCTATTTTTTCTTCTGCTGCTCTACATTTTAGTATTGCATTGTTTCTTTCGGATCGCCATTCACTGATTAACTGATTGTAACTGTAACGATCCATTTGCAAACTATTGACGTAAACAGTGATACTAACTACTGCATCACTGATTGCTTTTAATTCCTTGTTATCTGGTTTTGCTTTAACCCATTTTAAAACAAGACTGGACAACAATTCCATATCCGTGTAGTACAGCAAGTCATTTTGATTACTGATATACTTATTCATCTTCTAGTTGATCCAATTCCTTATAACATAGTTCCAACTTGTAATCTGCTTCCACAAGTTTTTGGTTATAATAGTCTATATCCCACTTTGCATCTGCAATTTGCTTTAATAAATATGTTTTTTTGTCCATAATACTAGTTTTTGTTTAATTCATAATTTAACTGTTTCGCTGCATAATTTATATGCTTCTGCGTAGTCATACTCCAGTAACCTAACTGATGTACGGTTTGTTTTAAGTGATCTACTTTAGCAACAAGTGTACTGTAACTTTTTACAAAGGTTTCTCCGTGTATTGTTACTAACGTTAGATTTTGTTTGTAACGAGCAAATTTTAATTCCGACATAATTACAATGTTTCAGTTTCACATTCCTCCAAAGTCCAAATTCCATTGTCTCCAGAAAATTCGATACAATCACTGGAGATGATTATTTTGCCACCCTCGTGCATTTCGATGTCCCAGAAAATTTCAGAGTGTTTTTGTTCTAACCAATTCCAAAGATTGTCTACTAAATTTGGATCGGTCAAGTCGATCATAACAAGTACATTTTGTCTACCTGTCGTGGATTGAAATAATTTCATAATAACTGTTTTAAGTGTTTAACGGTGTAAACCTATACAATTATTTTTAATTGACAAAATTATTAACAAAAATTATTCGTTCACTTTGTTGACGTAGGACGCTAGACTTTCATCTAAAAGGTATACTTCTTTTTTTTTACGCTGATTATTCCACAACGTTGTTTTAGGACAATACTTTTCTACCTTTTGCATCTTTTCTAGTCCGTCTAACCAAAAAAAATACGTACCCTCTGGATCGCTTACAAAATAGATCTTTACAATATCGTCTGGTAAAGCCATTAAACGTCTGTATTTGTCTAACTCGATCATTTTGGTGGGATAGTATGTTTTGCGAAACTTCATCTCTATAACGCACTTATTTCCCTTTGGAGTGTACCCTTTCGCATCGTAGATTTCATAATCTTTGCCTGTATGCGTTAAATTCCAACCCTCCATACTGTTCAGAAACCAAATAACTGCTTTTTCAAATTTATGCACTGACGCTAAACTCATATACCTTGTTTATTTGATCTATCCACCCCTGTATTCTCTTGCCATTACACGTGCAAGGAACAACATACTTTTTATTCATATATTTCGAATACAACTTTGCGATCAATTCTACTTCATTCTTACTTATTCTGCTTGATTTTGAGGATCTAAATTTTTTCCAGTTTTCTAGATCGTCTTTTGTCATTTTAACTTTCATCTGTGCTTCGTTTAAATTCGTACTTATTCCAACGCTGTCTTCTTTCATCGCAACCACAATCTTTTCCTAGTAGTTTGCTGATCGTCTTTACTAACCAGTGAATACCTGTGTTTTTTGTGATCCAATAAACTGCATCTCCTAACTTCATCTCAAATTTTTTTTTACTTTTCTAATTGTTCTTTTTATGCTACAATAGTCAATACCTGTTTTTTCACTGATCTGCAACATACTTATGCCGTCTTTATATACTAACTCAAATATCTTTCTATCGTACCAGTACAATTCTTGCAACTTTTCTTCTGCAGCGTCTAATAGATCTTGTGCGTTATATTCTGATGCTGTGGATCTATGCAACGTGCTAATATCAATGTCTTTATTTCTGTTCGCTTCTTTGACATAATTCAACCAAACTGTACGCAATGCCTTGTATATAAAATAGTAGTTTATCTCGTCTTTGTTAAACATTATCGACCTGTCGTTTCGGTCTTTATACCAGTAGTGAATTTTGATATACATATCTTGCACCAGATCTTCACTAGTCATAAGATCACAACCAAAAGACTGGACTATCTTGATCCAGTCATTGTGCTTCTTTGCTAATTTTTCTAGTACGTTTACCACCACACTATTTTTATACCAAACAAACCTACACACAACAATACTTCTTGCGTATTATCTTCATTTACTTGATGTAGCAATCCTACAACAAAACCACTAATTAGTACAAACTGTGCGTATGATCCGTTCATTTTTTATCTTCTTCTAATTGCTCAACTTTCTTTGCTAGTATCTGGACTATTGCATACAATTCTCCTATTGCTTTTTCTAGTCTTTTAATTTTTGCTGATTGTGTCTGTCTAGTTTTCAAAACGGTACGTTATTTGGATCTTTAATTTCAGTAGGCAAAGCATCTACACCGTTTATTTCGAACCCTACATTGTTCACTATTGAACGCATACGTATTGGATTGTCTATTGGTGTTGGTCTACCTCCTGTCTCTACTTCTTTTACTTTTCTAACGTGTATATGCGAGTATGTCCATTCAGTAGGGTGCTGCACATATCTATGCACTACAAAAAAGTCATCTGCACGGTTAACAAATTTACCTCCACCCTCTACGTCTGATGCTAACGGTGGAATAGGGTGTCCTACGTATTCGTGTCCTACTGGGTGCTTGATCCGTAAAGCATTTGTGTTTGCGTGAGTGTTTAACCAGATACTTACACCGTATTTTTTACAGAACATACGCATTTCAGTAGTCGCTAGATAATCGTATTCGTGTCCACCTAATTTTTTCATCAATTCTTCGTCCTTACTTAAACTGTTATATGGATCAATCAATAGTCCTTGATAGTCAAAGTCTTTTTTAAACGACCTAGCAAACTCCAACAAAGTACGATAGGTATGCAGGGTATCGTTATTGACCACCTTAAAATGTCTAACAATATAATCAAAGTGTTTTTTAAATGCTTCATCACTTATTTTGTTTATTGGCTTCTGTTCTAGGAACTCCACCAGTTTTCTAATTATACTATGAGGTTCGTTTTCACTACTGAATACCAACCATTTCAAATTATGTTTTTTCGTGTAACATAACATCAAATATAGGATCACTGTTGTTTTACCTACGTTTGCGTGTCCTAATACTACGTTAAAATTACTTGGCTTAAAACGTATATACTGATCTACATCTGGTATACCTAATTTTATGCCCTCCTTGATTTCTCCACTTCTTACCTGTTGCAGATAGTCAAAGGTGTTCTCTGTGTTTATTATCATCTTCTGTTTTTTGTTTAAAGGTATAAAAAAAGGGGGTAATTTACCCCCCTATATTTTAGAACGGCATATCGTCCTCTCTGTCTGGCATATGCTGTGCGTTGGTAACTGCCTTTTTAGGTGTCCATTCGCTATACTTGCTGTATACCTTGCTAGGATCTTTTTTGCTGCGTAATATATCTACAACAATAAAACCGTTATTATCTTTAGCAAAGGTTTTTTTAGTTTCTAAAAACTGTTGCAATTCCTCTACCTTGATATTGAGTTTACATACTACAAAGTCTAACTGACTTTCTTTTGGAATTATACTGTTTACAAATTCTGCGTTATTCATTTTTACTTGTTTAGTGTGTTGTGAAATTCATTAGTGAAATCTTCTATTTCTGCAATATCAATTTTACCAGATACTGCTAATTCAATAGCACCTTTAAATGCTACCTGTCTCAATATAGATTGACCAGTATCGTAATTTGATTTTGGCTGTACAGCACCTGCTACACTTACAAGTTTTGCAGTTTTGTACTTTTCATTATTGATCTTGAAGTCAATTTGATCTCCGACCTTTGCATCGAAGTTTGTGAAGAACGTAAATTCTCCGTTTTTCTGGAGTTGGACTTTCCACTTGGGACGTCCGTTATACTCTCCGTCATCTTTGATTTTGATTACTTTGTCTAACATTCTGTTTTATGTTTATAGTTATTATTATGTTCTACTTCGAGAACTGCTTCTAGGAATTCAACTTTTTTTTCTAGTCTAGACACCTCCCTAGTCAAGGCATCTATTCTAGTACGTAAATAATCATTCATACTATTTTGTTTAGATTTTTGTAAAGTTAGTAAAAATTTGTTAATAAACAAGTGAACAACAAAAAAAGGTAGCCATATGCCTAGCTACCCTTTTCCTTTTAAACAAAAACAGTCGTTGATTACTACGACAAAGTTAAACCAAATGTAGTGATTTTTTTAGACTTGCAACCTTTTCTGAATATATTTTTATCATATCTTCTAGATCATAGTCAAATAATTTTAGCGTCTGTTTAGACAACTGCAATAATTCTGCTGACTTTTCTTGACCTAACCACAGACTATACTTATACTGCTCTCCGTACCTAAACACGTTACACGCTTTACACTGCACTTGACAATTATCTTCGTGCCACCTTGTGCTGATATGCTTTCTGGACATAAAGTGTCCACAGTCCATAGATTTCCACTGATCCTTTTTACCACACGTTACGCATTCTACAATTCCTTGCTTGTCTGCTGTACGTAGTCGTATATAGTCGCTGAAAACCTTGTCTAGTTTTTTTACTAACGTCTTACGTGAGGGTTTTCTAGGCATCTATCCTTGTATACTGTCTCTTAATAGCATATTACCTAGTGCGTGATCCATTGTTTTGATCAACCTAAATATATACCTGCTAGTCAATCTAGCATTATTCACTTCCGTTTTCGTGCTGTCTGTTCCTAGATTACAATACTGATCCGAATTTATCTCCAGTAAAGCATCTATTTTTTTTGCGTCTGTGTAGGTTTTGTATGAAACCACCTTATCTGCTTTTTCCCTGTACATCTCATTCATATTGTGTATTGTGTTGGGTTTGTGTTTTGAGTGTCTTAAAACGTCTAAAAACTACTATTAAACGTCTATATATCCTGTCTATATATCTAGTATATGTATATCTAGATATTTACATATCTAGTATACTACTGTATACAGTAGAATAAAACGTTATTTTTAGGTTTTCCAAACAATACGGTTATTTTTTATTAACATAACTTTCTATTATCTTTTCTCCAGATCTACCTATGACATAACCTCCAATACCTAATTGCAGTAAATTCCAGAACTCGTTTTCTAATTCTGGGATCTTCAAGTCGAATAACGGTGCAATAAATTTAACATAAATTACGATAAAACCAAATGATAACATAAGTATTGGTCTCCACGATCTTTGCAACCAGTTTCCTTTTGCTTCTGCAATTATAATATCAGTCTGCATTTGCTGTAATTCTAATTCCTTTTGTTGAATTACTTTGATCAATTCGTTTTTTGCTTTGATCCGTTCTTCATCATTAGTAAAGATATCGTCTATTACTTTACCTATTGATCCGATTACGTCTCCTGTTAAAAATTGCAGTATTTTTTTCATCTTCCTTGACCTCTATATTTTTTTTTGAAACCAACCTGTCCTCTACTAGCGTTTTTGCTATGTACATTTGGTCGTTTCTTGTTTTTCTTTTTACGATATACGTGTACTGCTATCTTCGCCATTAGAATTGCTTACTTATCCATTCGTATTCTTCCCTTGCGTCAAAACTTGGACACGCTTTGCTGCTGAAATCTTTATGACCGTAAATTACAGCATTGCTATACAATCCTTTTAGTCTGCACAATAAATCTTCTAACGCATCTTTTTGTTCTGGAGTACGAGTATCGTGCCACGCTGTGTCTGATCCTAAACCACCTGCGTATGCCACTCCTATGCTGTCAAAATTTTCTCCTTTGGTGTGAGCACCTGTACGTTCCAGAGGTCTACATTCGTGTACTTCTCCTTTAAGATCAATGAAAAAATGATAGCCAATATCTGACCAACCTCTTTCTTCTACGTGCCATTTTCGTAGATCTTCTACTGTTACGTCAAAGTCTTTTTTAGTCGCTGTGCAGTGAACTATTATTTTGCTAATCTTTCGCATTGACATTTGAATTTTAAACCGTCTAATTTAGCGTTCCACCAATTATGCAATCTACATTTACCAAACTCTAATAAATTTGCTATATTTCTTAATGCTTTTATCATAACTTCCGTGTTTGTCGTGTTTTTACTTCCGTCTTTGGCGTTCATTCATTAAATACCACTTGTGAATAGTGTAGCCAATAGTAACTACCAATAACACCAACTTTAACATAACATCTATATCTGTCAAACTAATTGCAAAACTTCCTGCGTTCAATGTATATAATCTTAAATCGCTTAAACTCATTCCTCTGTGTAATTATATCCTGCAAAGGTGTGAGTACCATTGCCGTCTGTTACTATTTCTTTTGATCTCCAACCATACGGTTCATCAATTTCTCCATTCTCGTCTGTAATTAAATCTTTTTGCCACAATACATCTACTGAATACATATCGCTATAAACTGCTTCTGTAACTACTTCTTCGTTCTCGTCAAACGTAGGTTCTTCGATCATAATAAAACCTAACTCAACAAAAATGTGTCTAGGATCTAGATCTTCAATTCTTTCCTGTGCTTTTTCCTGCGTTTTGAATTCGTATTTTTTAAATATATGTGTCATACGCTTGTCAATTCATTCATTTGGCTATCTGACAATAATTCGTCAAAAACCATAA